CAGTGATCCAAACGCTGCAACAATGGCGCAAAAGATTACGCAGTACCAAGCCGTGTTACAACTAGCGCAAGGTGCACCACAGATTTACAACATGCCTAAGCTACACCGTCAAATGTTAGACGTGTTGGGTATTAAGAATGCTCAACAGCTGGTTAAACTGCCCGAGGACCAAAAGCCCGAGGATCCAATCACTGAGAATACAAACGTTCTCATGATGAAGCCAGTCAAGGCGTTCTACTACCAAGACCATCAGGCGCATATTGCTGTGCATATGGCAGCTATGCAAGATCCAAAAATCATGCAGTTGGTTGGACAGAACCCACAGGCGCAAGCTATGCAAGCAGCAATGATGGCCCATATTAATGAGCACGTTGCCTACGAGTATCGCAAGCAGATGGAGATGCGGATGGGTATTGAGTTGCCGTTCCATCCAGATGAAGACGACTCGGATGAGAAGGCTATGCCACAAGAAGTTGAGGTTCGGGTATCTCAAATGGCGGCGCAAGCAGCTCAGCAAATGTTGCAGCAGAACCAACAACAGGCTCAAGCCCAACAAAATGCTCAGGCACAGCAAGACCCAATCATCCAGTTGCAGCAGCAAGAGATGCAAATCAAACAAGGTGAGTTGGAACTCAAGACTAAGAAGTTGGCTACCGATGCTGCCGCTAAAGCTGACCAATTACAGATTGAGCGTGACCGCATAGACTCCCAAGAGAAGATTGCAGCTATGAATGCAACTATTAAAGTTAACGAAGATGCCAAGAATCGCCTTGCAAAAGAAGGTGAGATGGGCGCTAAGTTAGGCATTGACCTGGCCAAATCCAAGGCTCAAATGCAAATGCAACAAACCCGCAGTAAAGACGTTACAAAGGAGAAGACTGAGTAATGGAACCATTAGACGTTCTAGTAATAGAACTAGATAAAAGTGTCGTTCAAAAGCGAGACTGGGTAGCCTCTGGACAAGCCAAAGACTTTGCCGAGTACCAAAAAATTTGTGGAGAGATCAAAGGTCTGCTCTTTGCAAAGCAGGAAATATTAGACCTTAAACAAACAATGGAGCATTCTGATGAGTGAAATCCTTATCGGCACAAACCCCGATAAACCGCAGATAGTAGGATCAGTAGATTTTTCCAAAGCCGTAGAAGAAAAAGCTCGCCAGCTTCCAATTCCATCTGGCTACCGCATCTTGTGTGCGATCCCAGAAACAGAAGAAAAGTTTGAAGGTTCTGATTTAGTTAAGCCTGATGACCTAATAAAGAAGGACGAGATTCTAACCACAGTGTTGTTCGTGGTGGCTCTTGGACCTGACTGCTATAAAGACAGCACTAGATTCCCAAGCGGACCCTGGTGTGGTGAAGGTGACTTTATTTTAGTTAGACCAAATGCCGGTACCCGCCTAGTAATACATGGCCGGGAGTTTAGGATTATTAATGACGACTCAGTTGAAGCCGTTGTTCAAGATCCTCGTGGCATATCCCGTAAATTTATATAGGAGCTAAATCATGGCTGAGTTTGAAAAAGAAGAATTTAAGTTCCCCGATGAGATAGAAGATAAGGGTAAACCCTTAGATGAAGTCGAGTACATCATTGAGGATGACACCCCTCCAGAAGATAGGGGACGTGAACCGTTGCCTACAGAGGTGGTTAAAAAGCTAGAAGTTGCTGATGAAGACAACGAAGATCTAGACCCCAAGGCTCAAAAAGAGCGTATTAAGCAGTACAAAAAGGTCTGGAACGACGAGCGACGGGCTAAAGAAGCCGCTGATCGTGAGCGTCAAGAGGCTATTAATCTAGCAAAACAAGTAATTGAAGAGAACAAAAAGCTCAAAGCACAATATAGTGCTGGTGAAAAGACCTACATTGAGACTGTTCAAAGCGCTGCCGACACCTCATTGGCTATGGCTAAGCGTGAATACAAAGAAGCGCTTGAGTCTGGTGATTCGGATCGCATCGTTGAAGCGCAGACCGCTCTCTCAGAAGCAACATATAAATTACAACAGGCAAAACAATTTAAACCTAGTGCTTTACAAAGCGAAGAAAATGAGGTACAAATACCCCAATCGCAGCAAACACCAAAGGTTGACGCCAAAACGCAATCTTGGTTGGATGAAAATCCTTGGTATGGTTCCAAAAAAGCCATGTCCAATTTTGCGGTAGGGATACATGAAGAATTGGTGGATGATTACGGTCCAACTATCGTAGGTTCAGACCAATACTTCAAGCACATTGACAAAACAATGCGCAAAAAATTTCCTGAATATTTCGATACTCAGGAAGAAGGTAGTCAGGCTGAGCCAGAAAAAGAGCCCCAAACCGCTCCAAAAGCAAAGCCAAGTACGGTGGTAGCTCCGGCGACCCGCTCAACGTCCTCCAAACAGGTGCGGTTGAAGCAGTCACAAATGGCCTTGATTAAAAAACTAGGCTTAAGTCCGGAAGTGTACGCTCGTGAACAACAAAAATTGGAGGCTTCAAATGGCTAACAACAGACTGACCCGTGAATTAGATACCCGAGTTGAGGTAGAGCGCCCCACGCATTGGGCTCCACCTGAATTACTCCCTGAGCCCGACAAACAGGCTGGGTATTCGTATCGTTGGATTCGTGTCTCATCTTTAAACCAGGCTGACCCACGTAACCTATCTGCCAAACTCAGAGAAGGTTGGGAGCCCGTAAGGCTTGAGGAACAACCCAAATTTCAAATGCTAGTCGATCCCAATAGTCGATACAAAGACAATATTGAGATTGGCGGGCTGTTACTTTGCAAAACCCCAGTTGAGTTTGTAGCTCAGCGTAATACTTATTACTCTGACCAAGCTAATGCTCAAATGAAGGCTGTGGAGAACGCTCTCATGCGCCAAAATGATCCTCGGATGCCTCTCTTTAACGAAGGTAAGGTTACGACGGGTTCTTTTGGTAAAGGTTCTTAACTTATTAATTAGGAGTATCAAATGGCTTATCCAACCGTTTCAGCTCCCTATGGCTTACAACCAATCAACAGCGTAGATGGTAAACCTTATGCTGGTGCAACTCGTTTAATACCAATCGCAAGTACTTATAACACTGCGATTTTTAACGGGGATATTGTTCGTGTAGCTGCAGGTGGCACTATTCAAAAATCGACTGTAACTGTTGACTCTACTACAGCAGCCGCAAACAACACTTATGGTGTGTTTATGGGTGTTCAGTATGTTAACGCTCAAGGTCAAACTGTTCAGGCTCAATACTATCCAGGTAATGCTGCTGCTACCAGCGCATTTGCTTATGTAGTTGACGATCCAATGGCAGCGTTTAAAGTAGCGGTTACTTTTAGTGGTAACGCAACTGTTACTACAGTTAACCAAAGCATTGTTGGTACCAACATGTCTATACGTCAAGGTACTGGCTCTACTATTACTGGTGATTCCGCTGTTTCTGTCTATGCAACCAATGCAGAAGGCAATGCAGCAGCTCTTCCAGTTCGTGTAGTTGAAGTAGTTCCAGAGACTGCTACTAGCTCTACGGCCTTCACTGAAGTAGTAGTGAAGCTCAACAACCCACAAATCCTCCGTGCAGCCGCACTGGATTACACAGCTTAAGGAGCTTAGAAAATGGCTATTTCTCGTGCCCAACTACTCAAAGAGCTCCTCCCAGGCTTGAACGCATTGTTTGGTTTGGAGTATGCTCGCTACGGTGAAGAACATAAAGAGATCTACGAAACAGAGACCTCTGAGCGTTCTTTTGAAGAAGAAGTAAAACTGTCTGGCTTCTCAGCTGCACCAGTCAAAAACGAAGGTTCTGCCATCGCTTATGACAATGCACAAGAGGCTTTCACAGCTCGCTATACCCACGTAACGATTGCTCAAGGCTTCTCCCTAACGGAAGAGGCAATTGAGGACAACTTGTATGACAGCCTATCTGGTCGTTATACCAAGGCGTTAGCTCGTTCCATGGCGTATACCAAGCAAGTTCGTGCTGCTGCCGTATTAAATACTGGCTTTACCGCTGCTACTGGTGGTGATGGTCAGCCTTTATTCAGCGCAAGCCACCCCTTGGTTTCTGGCGGTACTAACAGTAACATCCCAACAACCCCTGCTGACCTTAACGAGACTTCCTTGGAAGCCGCCGTTATTCAAATCAGCTTGTGGACTGATGAGCGTGGACTGTTGATCGCTTCTAAACCACGTAAGTTGATCGTGCCACCTGCACTACAGTTCGTTGCAACTCGTTTGCTAGAAACCGAACTTCGTGTTGGTACTAACGACAACGACATCAACGCAATTAAGAACAATGGTTCGATTCCAGAGGGTTACACCATTAACCACTATCTGACCGACACCAATGCATGGTTCTTGTGCACTGATGTACCTAACGGTATGAAGCACTTTGTTCGTACACCACTCCAGAATTCTATGGACGGTGACTTCGACACAGGCAACGTACGTTACAAGGCTCGTGAGCGTTACTCATTTGGATTCTCGGATCCATTGGGAATGTTCGGTTCTGCCGGCGCCTAATAAACACACTATAGTGTTTGGACCCCTCTTCGGAGGGGTTTTTTATTTTTTCTTTGCTACTTTTTTAGCCCTGCGTTCCTCATAATGGTGGATTCTGTGGCAGTTTGCACACAATGGGATACATTTTTTTATTTCTTCCATGGCTTGTTTATATTGTCCATTTTTAGCTAAGTGATGAACACTTTGTTTTGTATGGTCACGAACTACATGATGAAAATCAATAATTGCTGGGTGGCTAGATCCACAATACCTACATTTTTGGGTTGCTTTAAAGTCGTTCCACCGCTTACGG